TGCCACGACAACTGCTACTATTGCGGCAGCGGGGGGTGTTAGCTCAACAGTGACAACTGTAGGGAGTACCACTTCGTCCGTAGAGTTTTCCATCCCTAACGCGGATAAAAACTACTTCTTGGTTTGGGATAGTGTTGTACTTTCAGGTCAGGATGGATACATGCGCTGGTATTGGCAAGCCCCGGGCCAAACAAATTGGCGGACTTGGTCATCTCGTTCAAACATATTTACAAAAAATGGTAGCGCCCTGTTAACCAACAACAGCGCGAATATTGCGTATGATGGCACTCATCTTATTGAGGGTGACGGTTACCAAGTTCAGTGTACGGCATTACTAACGAGCGCCCGTGCTGCGACAGGCAACAATGCTAAACTTGACTTTACCATGCACTACGTTTCTTCCAGTGGCAGCTATGAGGACATAGTATGCAGATCATCTTGGTTAACTAGTAGCACTAGCCTTGATGTGAACAAGATCAAGGCAGACCCGTACGGCATAAATATTTATGCAGGCTCACGGTTTGTGATGTACGAAATTTAGGAGTAGTAAGATGGCGGAAGAAGAAGTAGTAACCTTGTTTTTTGACGGAGAAGTCGAAAGAGAGCCCACTGCGGAAGAAGCTGCGGAACAAGCGGAGCGGGATGCGGTATCTGTAGAGGAAATGAGACTACAGATTATAGATGATACACGGATTGAACGTGATAGAAGGCTTACGACTGAAACTGACCCTATAATTACCAACCCTATAAGGTGGGACGTTCTCTCTGCTGAAAAGCAAGCCGAGTGGGAAGCGTATAGACTTGCCTTGTTAGCTGTACCGCAGCAAACCGGCTTTCCAACGAGTGTAACTTGGCCCACTAAACCTGAATAAGGACTTACAATGCTAGGCTTTGCTCCCTTTTCTGGTGCGGCCCTCGCCGATACGGGGAGCGGGGAGCTTATATTTATCCCTACAGAGGTTGTGGGGTCAACCGCTATTGGTACGGTTACAGTTACCGGGGATCAGAATGGCCTAACGCTTGGGTCCGTAGCGGGGACCGCTCTAGTTAATCCCGATACCGTAGTGGTAGACGCGGGTGCGATAGGCACGTTTGCTATAGATCAGTTGAACAGTTTTGTCGGTTCAATAACTGCCTCTGCTGACGCAAGTTTCGCAGTTACAGGGGTTTCCGCTACGTCTGCGGTCGGATCAACTACGGTAGTGGGCACTGCCGATATAGCGGTGACATCACCACAGCTGTCTGGCGTTCTTGGTTCTCCAACAGTAAAAGGCGACGCTGTTTTTGCTATTACTGGCGTTGCGGCTACAGGCGCTGTGGACGAGGTCACAATATTTGCCACAGAGAATGTCGTTGTATCGGTAACTAATGTTGCAGCGTCGGGTGCGATAGGCACGTCTAGTATTGTGGGCACGGCCAACGTCTTCCCCGATGGAGTCCAGAGTACGGGCGAAATTGGAAGCCCGACGATTACAGGGGCCGCCACGGTCAGTGTAGCAGGTGTATCTGGCACGGCGGTAGTAAACGCCGACTTCGTTGTGGTAGACGCGGGCGCTGGCGTAGATGTAACTGGAGTTTCTGCTGCAGGTAGTGTAGGGTCGGTAGTAACAACAGGGACAGCGGTAGTTGTACCCACAGGTGTGGTAGCTCAGGGTAATATAGGAGTTGCTGTTGTCTGGGGGCCAATTATACCAAATACCGGGAACACTTGGACGGGTGTAAATCCTAATCCCGGGGACACTTGGACGGATGTAAATCCTACTCCAAGCACGGTTTGGACGAAGGTAGCAGCATGAGGATGACCAATGCCTAGCACATATACAGACAACGGCGGGATAGAACTACCTGCTAGTGGTGAACAGTCCGCTACATGGGGTAACACCGTAAATACCAATATGGAGATTCTAGATCGTATTACTAACGGTGTAGGACAGTTAGGGCTTTCGGGTTCTAGTAGCACACTTACCATTTCAGACGGTCAGGTTTCGACAGGGCATTTTAAAGTACTGGAGTTGTCCGGTAGCCCTACTAACGGGCATGTTCTTACAGTCGAGCCGGACAACGCTGAACATGTGTACATTATGCGGAATAACACCTCAGTAACGGTGCAGATTAATCAAGGAGCCTCTGGCGGTTCCCGGGTTAATATCCCGGGGAATACTACTAAAATTGTATCCTGCGCAGGTGACGGTTCAACTTCGAATGTTAGTGACATTACCGGAAATTTAAGTCTGGGTTCTTTGATATTAGGTGGCACCATAGTCACTGCTTCGGCGGCAGAGTTAAATGTTCTTGACAACATGACCTCGTCCACGGCGGAGTTGAATGTGTTGACAAGCATGACTTCGACTACTGCGGAGTTAAATGTTCTTGATGGTATCCCTGCTACACTAACGGCTACAGAGCTTGGATATGTAGATGGTGTTACATCCGCTATTCAAACGCAGCTCGATACTAAAGCGCCTTCCGCAAGTCCCACGCTTACTACCCCCACGCTGGGGTCGGCCATTACAATTACGGGGGGTACTCAAAGCTGGGTTGCTACAGCTTCCGGTGTAAATTTAACTTTTTCTTACAACGGCACAAATGTCATGCGGATAGACGGGTCAGGGAATCTGACTGTTACGGGTAACGTGTCCAGTGCCGGAACTATTGCATAAGAATGCCGTCGGAGGTTTATGATGCCACTACAAAAGCTCCAGTTTCGCCCGGGTATCGTGCGAGATGCTACGGATTACACCAACGAAGGCGGATGGCGTGACGGCGACAAAATAAGATTTCGTTTGGGTATGCCGGAGACAATCGGCGGATGGACTAAACTCACGTCTTCCCCGATGCTTGGAACGTGCCGTGATCTCCACCCTTGGACAAATTTAATAGGGACTAGACTTGTAGGTGCGGGAACTAATCAAAAGCTCTACGTTTTAGATGGTGCCCAACCTATAGACATTACGCCAGTTCGTCGCTCTGTCACGCTCGGAGCAAATCCTATTGTAACAGTAAATGTAGGAAATCCTTCAGGCAATGGGTATATAAAGATTACTGATTCGAGCAACGGAGTTTTTCTTGGGGACTATGTGACGTTATCTGGAGCCACTGCCGTAGGTGGTATAACAGCGGCCCAAATAAACAAAGAACATCAAGTTGTTGAGGTCGTAGACGCTAATAAATACATTGTAGATACTGGTGGGACCGCCACGTCTCTTGCAACAGGTGGCGGGGCTTCTGTAGCTGCGGCGTATCAGATCAACACTGGGCTAGACTCCGCCGCTGTAGGTAGCGGTTGGGGCGCGGGTGTTTGGGGGCGTGGGGCTTGGAACTCTGCAGCTTCCGTCACTATCCCGGGGGCTAGTCTCCGACTTTGGTCTATGGATAATTTTGGTGAAGACCTTTTGGCAAACCCCCGTGGTGGGGGCATTTACTACTGGGACACCTCTGCGGGGACATCCTCGCGCGCTGTAAACATTACTAGTATAAGTGGTAATGCCCAGCCCCAAGCGGCTAATATCGTGCTGGTTTCCGAACGAGATCGGCATGTTATCGCTTTTGGTTGCGATCCTGAAGCAGACCCGGGCGTCCTAGACCCTTTAACTATACGGTTTTCGGACCAAGAGAGTTTTACTGATTGGGCGGCGACAGCAACAAACACCGCCGGAGAACTACGTATCGGGACTGGCTCTGAAATTATCGCCGCAGTGCAGACAAAACAACAGGTCGTCGTATTTACTGATAGATCAGTTAGTGCCATGCAATTTATAGGGGCACCGTTTATCTTTGGTCTAAGTGAGGTATCGACCAACACTTCGATATTGAGTCAGAACGCTGCTGTAGCCGTCGGAGATGCCGTTTACTGGATGGGCAACGATGTATTCTATCGCTACGATGGTAACGTAAGCCTTATACCGTGCTCTGTAGAAGAATACGTCTTTAATAATATAAACACTTCTCAGATTAGTAAGGTCACGGCGGGCAGCAACACTGAATTTAACGAAGTTTGGTGGTTCTATCCCTCCGCATCTAGTCAAAATAACGACCGCTACGTTGTATATAACTACGCCGAAAAGATATGGTTTTATGGCACTATTGACCGCACCGCTTGGGATCAGGGTGGCGTTTCTGGTTTGCCTATCGCTGCATCTCCTGACGGCAACATTTACTTCCATGAAACTGGATTTTCAGACGGAAGTACGAACCCTCCAAGCCCGCTTAACAGTTACATAGAGTCCAGTGGCGTTGATATCGGCGACGGAGAGCAATTCATGTCCGTTAAACGAGTTATACCTGATATAGGATTTAGAAACTCTACTGGCAATCCACTGGCCACGTTCACGCTAAATGCACGGACTTACCCCGGCAGTGGAACCACACAGACCCAAAGTGGGAGCGCCGTACGGACTGTATCTAGTCCGATAGCGCAGTATACTGAGCAGCTTGACGTTCGGATGCGGGGACGTGCGGTTTCTATAAAAGTTGAATCTAATCAAGTAAACACTCAGTGGAGACTTGGCACGACCCGCATTGACCTAAGACCCGACGGGAGAAGGTAATGTCAATAAGTAACGCTGTTGTACCGTTCTTTGCTCAAGCCCCAGCTGAGTATAGCCAAACCTATACGGCGCAGGTTACACGATCTTTTTCTGTGTACGCCCAGCAGATATCAAACCCCGGACCTGTAAGAGCGAATACACTTAATTTGACGGGGCTTTCTGTATTTGCGAACAACGCCGCAGCTCTTACTGGCGGACTTACCGTAAATGATGTATATAAAACTTCAACAGGTGAATTGAGGATAGTGATATGACTGATAAAGAGACTCCTGAGCGTAAAGATGTTTCCGTGCCTATTACGCCCCCTGCCCCTATAGGTGGTAGTGTCTTCTAATGGCAATAGAAATGGACGCAATTTTGAACTTGGTATTCGCCGCAGTAATAAGCGGTTTGGGTTGGTGGATTAAATCCCAGCACGATGAGATAAGGCGCGTCACTATTCTGTTGAATAGAACTCGCGAGGAAATGGCTAAAGAGTATGTTACAAAGGCTGACAGCTCTGAAGTGCTATCGCAAATTATGAATAAGTTTGACCGCCTTGAAGAAAAAATAGACCGCTTGATGGAGCGGTAGGTCGCACCGCGAGGTATATGGACGTATGATTGATCCTGTTACAGCAGTCGGCCTCGCCACCAGCGCTTTCAATATTCTCAAGCAGGGTATTAGCGCTGGTAAGGACATTCAAGAAATGAGCGGCACTCTAGCTAAATGGGGTAGTGCTTTTAGTGACTTTCAATACGCAGAGGACAAGACAAAGAACCCTCCGTTTTACAAAATGATGAGCGACAATAGCGCCAACGCTATCGAAATCTTCGCCCAGAAAAAGAAGATGGAGGCCATGAGAAAGGAAATAAAAGACCATATATCATGGACTTACGGGCCAAGTGCTTGGAAAGAAGTCCTCGCCATTGAGGGCGAGATGCGAAGAATTCGGCGCGAACAGGCTTACAAAAAACAAGAGGCAATCGACAACGCTATCAATTTTATTGTTGGTGCAGTTATATTTTTGATTGCTTCTGCTGGTGTTGTCACAGGCTTTTATTACTTAGGCAGATATCAGGGGAAATGGTAAATGTGGATATTGGTTTGGTTCCAAATAATGAATAACAACGTAACGCACTATGAGCTTGGTCAATTTGGGGACAGCAGTGCGTGCGCGCGTGCAAAAGATGAGGCAAGCGTTCTTATCACTAACTCCAATATAGTGACGTATTGCTTTGAGGTTATACCAGAATAAACGTGGGGATTACGTTGTATATGACAAAGCTGGAAAAGTTGTTATAATAACGCACCACAAGAGGTACGCGATTGCATACGCAAGGAGTATAGAAGATGGCGGCAAAGAAACTTGAAGACCAATCGAAGTACGATGCTTACGATATGGATGGCGACGGCGTTGTATCTGATGCCGAGATGACGAAGGCCAAAGAAATCAGAGAGACTGAGGATGCACTGCGCAAACACCTAGCCCAACTGCGCATGGCCCGTTGGACACTGGTAGGTATGGGCGTCTTTACGGCTACAATGTTCTTTATACCTCTGGATCGTGTTACGGCACTGAGCGATATCTCCAACTTGTTCTACATTTCAGGTGCAGGGATCGTCGGTGCCTTCATGGGCGCAACAGCATGGATGGGTAGAAAATGAGTATATTCACCGCCGCACTGGGACCAATAGCCAACCTCGCAGGCTCGTGGCTGCAGGGTAAAGCTGACAAGAACGCCGCTAGTGCAGAGTTAAAGTTGACTGAGGCTAAGGCCAAAGCACAGATACTTCTTTCTGAGAAGACTAGCGTTGCCGATTGGGAACGCATCATGGCAGAAGGCGCAAAGTCAAGCTGGAAAGACGAGTGGTTCGTAATTGTTCTGTCTATCCCATTGATTTTATGTTGGATTCCCGGTACAGAAGGTTGGGTTGATCGTGGCTTTGAGCAGCTCAACAAAGCGCCGGATTGGTATTTTTACAGCCTTGGAATTGCAATTTCAGCGAGTTTCGGTGTTCGGGGCGCGCAGGCTTTATTCAAGCGGAAGTGATGGAAGGAGACATGAAATGAGCGAGGCAATGAAAGTGCTTCAAGGGCGGGTTGGCGTTACTGCTGATGGGAGTTTTGGGCCGAACACAGCTCGTGCCATCACAAAGCATTTTAACTTGCCTCCTGAACGAGGCGCGCACCTGCTTGGGCAGGCTCATCACGAAAGCGGCGGCTTTAAGCGCACGACTGAGGGTCTGTATTACTCAACCCCTGAGCGCATTCAAGCTGTTTGGCCCTCGCGCTTTCCAACGGTTGACGACGCAAAGCCGTATGCCAAAAACCCGCAAGGTCTCGCAAACAAAGTTTACAATGGTCGAATGGGGAATTCAGAGGGATCAAATGACGGGTTTGTATTTTCTGGAAAAGGCTTCCTTCAACTCACAGGCAAGTCAAATGTCCGCGCGTTTGCAAACGATATGGACTTACCAGAAGTGTTAGATGACCCCGATTTACTGGCTAATAAGTATGCGTTTGAAACTGCGCTATGGTTTTTTCATAAGAACGGGCTATTCGCTATTGCGGATGACGGTGTAAACGCCGAGACCATTAAACGGATCACGCGCAAGGTGAACGGCGGGTATCACGGGTTAGACGATCGCGTGGAGCAGACTAAGAAAATACATGGGTGGCTAACGTAGGATGCCGATACGCCCCATAGAACCTAAAGACGTACCGGGGGTTATCGACCTCGGGTTCTGGATGCACCAAGAGAGTGTATATCGGCATTTTAACTACGACCCAAGTAAATGCGGTCGAATGGTCCACCACTTCATATCTAACCCCGACACGTACTTTGCCTATGTTGGAACTCATAACGGCACTCTTAATAGTGTACTTCTTGGGTCTATCGGTGAGCATTATTTCGGTACGGACTTGATAGCCTCCGACACACTGTGGTATGTCTCTCCACAAAGCAGAGGTTCTCGAGTAGGCCTACAGCTGTTACGAGCCTTTGAAAAGTGGGCGAAAGAGCGTAGCGCTGCGGAAGTTTACATGGGTATTTCTAGTGGTTTGAGCGCCGATAAGACTGGAGCCATGCTACAAAAGCTAGGGTACGATGTTGTGGGTGGAAATTATAAGCAACGTGTAGTACAATAGTTTAACCAGTTAATGAAAAGGGTCTTCATATGTGTGGTGGCGGTGTAGGATCAGCAAACGATTCCAGCAATGATGACGAAAAAGGCTCTGGCAACAGCTTTAAAGAGACACTTGCGAACATCTTCACCCCGGGTGACGGCATGTCTTACGTGGACGGTCAGCTGACCGAGGACAGCGGTAGCCGTGACAAGAAGTTTTATGATTATAGCGCCGGTAACAACAATGACGATGGTCCCGGTTACGCCAACATCATGGTGGACGGGAAGCAGCGAAAAATCCGTAGAGATGCTAACGATGCGTATAAACAGAAGTACGCTTCTGCTCTTTTTGGTGCCGCTACCGGTGGGCTTCCCGGTCTTATTGGCGGGCTAGTTACAAACAAGATTACGCAGGGGGCTACGGGTCAAGCCGGTTTAAATATTGCGGACACTGTAGGGGACGCGGTTAGCGGCCTTAGAGGTTTACTCAGAGGACCGGATTTTGAGGCTGGCTCGGCAGAAGAAGCGGCGTATCGCAAAACACAGGCAGAGCGCCGTGATGCGGCGATGGAGTCGATGATGGCCAGCGACAACAACGATATCCCTGCGGCTACAGTATCTTTAACACCTGCGGCCCTTGGGGATACTACTGGGCTTCCGGCATCGACAGTGGACATGAGTGGGGCGGCAGCGGAAGGAGCTTTTCAGCCTGTCCCTAATCCTGACTATGATCCTAACGATCCGATGTCTCCGCGCTTCCTAGTTAATCCAACCTATGAGCAACTGCTGGCCTATAAACAGAGTCAAGCTACAGGTATGGCTATGGGCGGCATGCTAGATCGTCGCCAGATATCACCAGCGTATATGTCGAGCATGATGATGACGCCATCACAACAGTCTGGTAGTACTCCGCCACTAGAGTTGTACCGTAGCTACATAGAGAAAAAGTACGGCGACCCGACCTTTGACCGGAAAAGAGATACTTTTCTGAATGAAGTCCACCAAAAAGAAAAGGCCACTTTTGGGGGTACGGATTTTGGGCTTACCTCACAACCAAGTTTTGACTTCTTTAAAAACAGAACACAGCCTATACAAGAAACACAGCCTATACAAATGACTGGGTACACATCCATGGAAGACGCTAATCGCGCAGGGGAGGGGGAAAAGTCCATACTGCTTCCCGGTATGGGTGTTCCCGGGCAGGGTTACATTGGGTCAAGCACCCGAGATTTGTTATCGTTTGGCCCGAGTCTTGCGGCCCCTGCCATGGGCTATGCCGAAGGCGGCGAAGTAACGGGCGATAACGAGAAAACTATGATCGCCGATGCGGTCAGTGCAGTAAAAGGTGAGAAGTCTCAAGAGGAATCAGCGGTTGTATTGGGGCAGTTTTTAGCGGCTTATGGTGAAGACGCGCTACGAGATTTAGTAGACAAGGTGCAGTCTGGTGAGTTGGATGATACAGTAGAGCGTTTCGCTAACGGTGAAGCGGGGGAAGTCAACGGACCGGGCGATGGTTCCGGCGTGGATGACAAAGTTCCTGCATCCCTTGAAGGTCAGCAAGATGTATTACTTGCCGATGGAGAGTTTGTACTGCGCAAGAAGACCGCAGACGCACTGGAAAAGAAGTATGGAGGCGGGTTCCTCGATGCTATAAACGAAGCCGAAAACGATGCACCGCGCACTATGCGTGAGTACATGGCAAAGAAAGCGTAAGGAGCTAATTATGTGTGGCGGTGGTGGTACAACATATAATACAACAACGACTAACAGCGCTGCTCAGGCAGATTTGCCAGAGTGGGCCAAGCCGTATTTTGAACGGAACCTTGCAAAGGCAGAGGCAGAGTTTAACAAGCCCTACGAAGCCTACACAGGCGAGCGCATTGCAGGCACCGACCCTAACGTAACAGCCGCACGGAATAACATGCTCGGCATAGCTGATACTGGTATTCCGGGGTTAGGCGCAGCAACGGATTACGCCAAGGCAGGCATGGATCGCGCTACTGCGCTTGGGCAGTATGATGGCGGTGACTTCTCTGAGTTTGGGTACTCCGACCCCGCAATGTTCACTGGTGAAAATGTTTCTCAGTACATGTCTCCGTATCAACAGCTGGTTACGGACCAACAAAAAGAAGCAGCGGTCACAGACTTCAATCGTTTGCAAGGTGCTCGAGATGCGAAAGCAGTGCAAGCCGGTGCGTTCGGCGGTTCTCGCCAAGCAGTGCAGCAGGGTCTTGCAGAAGAAGGGTTGTTGGGTCAACTGGCGAATATCCAAGCCAAAGGCTCTCAGAGTGCATTTGACGCCGCCGCAAAGCAGTTCGGTGCCGATAGAGCTGCACAGATGACTACAGAGCAGCGGCGCGCAGCTGAACTTGGACGAGTAGAGACAGGTGTTGAGGCCTCGAATCAGTTTGGCACAAACGCAGGTCTCGCAGCACTTAAAACTGGCCAAGGGATCGCAGGCGACCTTACTCGGCTCGGCGAGCTTGACCGTCAGACAGATATCCAGAACGAACAACTACGCGAAGGTGTGGGTAAAGATATACAAACGGAAGGCCAAGCGGGCCTAGACTTAGAGTACGCTAACTTCCTTGAACAGCAAGGTTACACTCGTGAGCAGATCGGCAACATGACCGGCATCCTTTCAGGTCAGCCTATCGCTGCAACAGGCACAACGACATCTTCAGGCACAACTACTAGTCCGCAACAAAACCCTAGCACACTTTCGCAGGTGACTGGCGCGGGCCTCTCTGGATTATCTCTGTATAAGGCGTTCCAATAATGCTTAATATGATCGACACTCAAGACAAGCTCAAAAACTTTTCTGAGCAGCAGCTTATCCAAGAGATGCAGCAGCCTTCCGGGTCTGCACCGCAGTTCATGGTTTTGGGTGAGATCGAGCGCCGCAAGCGTATGCGCGCAGATACGCAGAAACAACAAGGGTTAATGCAGCCGACTGTAGCGCAAGAAGCTGTGTCGGCAGCGGGTGTACCACAGCAGGGCATCGCACAAGTTGCAAAGTCTCTCGCGCCGAAGACTGACATGACACAGAACACCGGAGTGCCTAACGCTCAAGCCGCGAGTCTACCTGCACAGCCGAATCAGCCACAACGTATGGCCGACGGTGGTGTTGTGCGGATGGCTGAAGCGGGAAGACTATCGGGTGGTACTATATCCGCTATTGCTAACTTAAAAGTTATGCGTCCAGACTTGTACGAAGAGTATAAAAACGATCCTGAGATGCTTGAAATATTGGCAGCGGGCTTTCAAAACGTAGCCAAAGACTCAGAAATGACTGGCTTGGAAGCGGTGTCTGCTCCAAGAGAGAATGACCTTATTAAACGTATGTTTAGCGACCCTACTCGGGGCGATATTATCGACCAGCAGAAAAAAGACGCTAGAGAGTTTGGTGAAGATTACGTATTGGACCAACGGGCGCAGTCCCTAGTAAACCAACGGAAAGCAGCTGCTTTTGGTGACGACATGCTATTCGACGACCCTACAAGCCCCGAAGGTAAAGCGCGCGAATATCTGGGAGGTAGCGTAGTGCCTATGCCCGGGCCGGATCAACCTTTCACAGAAGGACTCGCTTCGCTTGCAGCGCCTGAGCGTCTAGCTGATCCAGTTCTATCAGCAACGATAGATGGCGATCCCCGTGCGGTTGATGACGCTAGTGACTTTAGTAATAACCCACGCCGAGGCGCGGCACGCCCCCCTGCCATACCGGGTATGAACGACGATGTCCTACCTGAAACTAGTATTGCTAACGCTAGGGCTGATGCAGATAGAGACGACTTACTGAGATACCTGCGTGGCGAAGGTGAAATGAGTTTCGTAGAGGGAGTGGTTGATGAGGCTGCAGGGGAAGATGGGTCTCGCAGGTTAACAACGCAAAACCTTAGAGACCCTTCTATGAGTATGCGCAATCCTATAGGGGAGTTAATGTTCGGCGATGAGCCGGGAAGCTCGCCAAGACAGGACTTGAACCGCCGAGCTTACGAATACATGCAGAGGGATAAGTATACGCCGCCGGAGCAGATTTACGATCTTGGTCCTAAAGGCCGCTTGAAATACGAAGAAGCGGGGGACGACGAGTTTACCTCTGTTTCTAACAGGCTTGCACGGGAAGCCGCTGCAGATGCGCGGACTAAAGAAGACGCTTTCTTCGCGGCTGAAAACGCTAGATTCGACGCACAGCGCCGTGCGGACCAAGTACTTGACCGTAGGATTAGTGGAGATCAACCTAAAGATAGGGCCGAACGCGTTAGTGATGCGTTAGCGGACATCGTAGGTGCGGGGGCTGATTATTTAGGCGCTCCAAGAGATAGAGACCCGGTGCTCGGACCTTTCGGGGGAGCAAAAGGGACTCCTGAAGCGGAAGCTATAATCGCTCAAAACTTACAAGATCGAAAAGCTGCTACCGCAGGATTGCCCGCTGCTGAAGCTGCAGCACTTGCTGACAAAGTGGCGGGAACTGACAAACCTGCGGGCGGTACAAAAGGTACTAGCAAAAAGAGCGGGATCGCAGCTGCTAAGAGCAAAATGGCCCC